TTCGTTGCTGTCGTCGTATTCTTCTTTGGTCTGCTCGTTCACGCCACCTTTGCGAACTTTCAGACGGATGAAGAACTCTTTGTTGTGGAGCTGTTCGGTGTTGCCCCAGCTAGGCACGCCGACAGCAATCGACAGGCCGCTGAGTTGCTCATTCCCGATGCGCACAGCTTCTTCGGAGGTGGGGTGAGCGACGTTGAAGCCCATGAAGACCTTGCGACCCTTAGCCCATTCGGGTGCGGTGATCTGTGCAACGAAAGTAAGACGCTGGCCACCCGCAGAGGTCGCAGCGGCGCCGGATTCGATCAGGATCGCTCGATACCAGCCGCGAGGGAGAATGTCATACTGCGCACGTGGCGCGGCGTGGTCGGCAGAATTGAAGCTAAACAAAGCCATTATTGGATTCCTTTGATCTTATTGATGATGTAGCCAAGGTGCGGGTATTCAAATTCCGCAAGGTGGCCGGACCGGTCTTTAGCAGTGTAACTGGCGTCAGGGGAGGTTTGCAATACCCTGGTCTTGCCACCTTGTCCGTCAAGAATGATGGCGAAACGAAACACTTCATCAAACAGGTACGGAAGCTGAGGCCCCAGCTTCTGCCCTGGCATAGACGGGCCGAAGTACCGTGAACCGGTTCCTTCGTCCTTGTCTGTACCCAATTTGGCGCTCATGTAAACATGCTTGTTAGGGATATCGCGAAACTTCTTGATGAGAATGAGAACTTCGTCCTGCATTTCACCGTAAGCTTTTCGAGGGTCCTTGTTCGGAGGTTTATAGTGCGCCAAGATCTTTTCACCCACTTCAGACAAAGAGTCGATAGCGATAGAGTCGAAGTGTTGTTGCATTTCTGGATGGATGCACCACTGATAAGCATCTTCCAGATCTTGAAGTGTACTGATGACAAAAGTCATGATGTCTCGGGTATAGGGTTGGCCTGTCGGAGCCCACACACGATCCAGGTTCTGCACTTGAAGTGACAAAGTGCCGCTTTCTGCGCTGATGAGGACTGGTCGAGGTAATGTGGCTAGCAAGACGGTTTTTCCGACCCCTGCTTCACCGTAACACAGGATTTTGACCCCTGCGTCTACCGCCAGCTGACTTGACATAACGGGAGATAACATCTTATGCCCTTTTTGTCGAATGGATGGGCAGTGTATGCCCGTTTATTTGATCTCGCAAGTGTAACCACATTGCGTAGCGCATTATTACTTATTCATCTTCGTGAGGCAAGATGTCATGTTCGCTACGCCAGGACAAGAATCGAGCCTGCCTTGGAGCGTCCTTGACACCATAAGCCATGTGACGGAATTTGGCAATCTTGACGTTCACAGCTTGCTCTCGGTTTTCCCAAAGCTCGATGCGTTCTGCGTGAGTGAGCTTGCCAGGTCCTATACGGACAACTTCACCGGTGTCTAAGCGACGAACGATAAGAGGCCCCGCCATGCCTTTGCCCACTTTATTTTCTTGGTGAGAGCTTCTCTTAGTCAACCCTTGGGCGTCAACTGTCGCCTCGTTGAGGTTCTCCTGGGCCTCTAGGACTTCCAGCAACAAACCTTCTGTGTCTTCATAAGGTTTGCGGCGACCAAACGACGCCTCTCTTTCGGTCGCCCGGCCCCTCTTACACTTGGCAGAAGGGTCGCGCTGGATAATCCCTTCATACCCTGCTGCCAGAAACTCTTGCTCGGCCGCTTCAAACTCCTCCTTGTTGTGAACTACACGGTAGCCAACAACCTGAATGTCTAAGCTGAGCCCTTTGAGATGTTGTAACTCAACCCACTTAGAGAGCATGTTGTAACGCTCTTGATAAGAGAGGTCGGAAACAGAATCCACACACAAGTCGAAAACGTGCCATACGACCTCAGGCGAACCTTCCTTCGTCATCGCTGCTGACGTGGTTTTTCGGCAAAGGTCTTCGTCCGTTTCCAACCCTGCTGCTAGCTCGCCGTCCATCCCCATACAAGCCTGCGTGCTAAATCGCTCTCGTGTGTGCACGTTAGGCATAAGGGCGAGTGTGCGCGTGAGTAAGGTGCCGAACGGGTTAATTGCGCGAACCCCGTCAATCTTCGGCATAACCCAGGTGGGAAATTTTACTTTGTCTAGGTTTACATCGCAGGCCCTGAAAGCCCTGAATTGTCTTGCCATAGTGAAATCCTGTGGTTACTAGAAAGGGCCCGAAGGCCCTTGGGGTATTGCAAGTTATTCGACGTCTTTGGGTTTAACGAACTCCAAAGTAGGAGAACCCGGTTTACTGGTAATGCACTGGTCCACAACCTGCTTCTGCTCTTCTGTCAGCTTCTTGTAGAAGGCCACCTTCAGAGACAGTTGGGTTTCGGCCAGCTGGTCCGTGTCAATCTCGTGCTCCTTGAATTGCGGCAGGAGGTTCGTATACAGTGGCGCGTCAATCTTTCGATCGATCTTGTGAACGAGCTTGAGTTTATAACCCTTACCCAGCTCGTGATAGTTCGTACCCTCTTTGGGTGTAGCGAAGAAGGTTTTTACGATCTTGGCTCGAAGTATAGCTTCACGAGCTTTGGCTTTAGCCAGAGCCTGTTTAGCCTCATTCCAGGCGAGAATGTCCTGGTCGCTAGCCTTCTCGAAGTTGTCTGCAATAAAGCTGTGTTCGGTCATGGTACTTCCCCTTTTGTGTTTGACGCCTTAAGTATACAACGGCAAAGGCGTCAGGCAACTTGATTAAGAGTCTGTAGACCCGAACCCGTTTTCGCCACGAGCAGTCTCTGGCAGCGAGTCGGATAGCTTAAAGCTGACCGGCAGCCTGGGGGCGAGCTTGCCTTGAGCGCACGCCTTCCCTTTCGGTATGACCAGAGTCAAGTCGCTGTCGTTGCGGAGCTGTACATGCAGAGCGCCCCTGTAGTCTGCGTCAATAAGACCTACGCAGTTGCTCAGACGGGTTTGATTGTTGAACCCGTGACCAGACCGGCTGTAGATTTCCAGAACATACTCGTCAGGAACTGCGACAGCGATTTGTAGATTTGTGCTCGTGCAGCTTCTCGCGGGAACTACAATATCTTCGATGGCATAGAAGTCAAAGCACCCGGCCACTTCGCTACCGTAAGTAGGCTCAACGGCGTCCGTGTGCAATTTGATATAAGGTAAATCGATCATTTTAGTTATCCGTGGTTGGTAAATTCACCGTGAATTTTTTCACGAGTCTCTTCAATCCATGCAACAGCAAGGGCTCTACCCTCGTCAGTAAAAACAAAATTCTTACGAAATCTAACACCGTTAGCAAAAATCTGAGCTCGCCAAGTAACGCTAGAAGTTCTACGGTCAACATTGACACTCAACCCTTTCACCCCTGTGATATTTCTTGAGCTGATACCACAATTACGGGAATTACCAAACCTGTTTGCTTTGCGTAAGTTTGATTTCGCATTGTCACACCTTACTGTGTTGACATGGTCTATTTCTTCAGGCTCCTCATTATAAAGCATCTTATAAATAATACGATGGGCTTTATAGTTAACCTTTTCTATCTGAACAGTCAAGTACCCGTCTCTCGATAGAGACGTTGCTAAGTCGCCTCCTTTTCTTTTTAGCGCACCAGTGATAGTGTCGTAATCAAACGCTTCCAATAGTTCCAATTGAGAGAATTTGATAGGTTTAGCTTTCAAGTGTGTTGTCCAGTATGAGTGATAAAATTGATAGCGTGGGCACGAAAGATCTCTCTGAAATCTTCAAGCTCAATTGTGCATCGGATAGGCTCTTTTCTGATGTAATGTTGGAACTCAGCAACATCGTAAACAGCAGGGTTAAGGCACATCACGACCTTCCACCCTTTACGTTCAACCTTGTACATTAAAACAGGTATTCTGCCACTCTCTGCGGCAGAAGATACGCATTGCTTCCACCACATATTTACCTGCAGGGTTGCGTGGTTTTTGATCTCAACGGCGTAACGGCAGGTATTATCCAGGTCGCAGCCCCCATTAGCGCTCTGGTTCTGGCGACGTTCACAGATGGGCTTAGGAGGCAAGTCTTTACCTAAGAGTTCGTAAACTTCGCGGTAAATATCATTAAAGAACTGTACAGCCTCTCTTTCAGCTCTTTGCCCTTTGTCACGAATGTTCACCATTCGAAATCAACCTCCCTTGTGCATTTAGCAGGAATACAAGCAGACATACGACTAGACCCCCAAGGTGTTTCAAGGTCAGTGCCCAATTCCCCGACAGGTTCCGTCGCAGTGAAATGGATTATCACCTGGCAAGGCTTATCCCACGGCCATTCAACTGCAATAGGGTATCCGTAGAAATTATAAACACCAGGGGTTTGATAGCTAGACCAGATGGCTTGGTTATCGTTTCGGCAGTCACGAAGAAGGTCGTGAAGAACCCCCGGGGTCATATGTATAACAATATCCTTTAGTATCAAACCGTCGCCGTATGCTTCCAGCTCCATCAGCTCGATGGTTTCACGTATCTTGAGAAAAATACGATAGCCCCTTGACAGTTGCTCAGACATTGTACTTCTCCTTAAGAGTGACCACAATATGTGCAGCCAGTTGCCTTCGCTTCGCTGTATAGTTCGCTTGCAAGGCTTCGCTAGCCTCCTTTGAAAATACAGCGTCCCATTGAGAGTGCGGTGTGCCCTTATGCGTCTTCAGCCAGACAGGGTAGCAAGGATTTCCGCTGTAATCTTTCCAGGAAAATATAGCGTCGTGAAGAACTTCAACAAAGCGAAGATAATGCGTCCCTTGTAAAAGTTCAGGCTCAGAACATTTGACAAAAGTTTCGATATAGGAGCAAAGACCTTTGTGCCATTCAATCCTAGAAGTCTCTCTCAACGCTTCGACAATTTCGATTGCACAAGCGACCTGGATTGCGCTGAAGCTCATTTTGACACCTCCTCTACAACTTTGGCGATAAGATTTGCATATGCTTGTTTGCAACGATCAAGCTTAGCTGTGCTGGTTTCAATCTTCGCTGACAAAAGAGAACACTCACGAAAATAAAAAGCCCAATTCTCAAAACTAGAACAATGCCAAGCGTGCATTCTTTTGAGTTTAGCAATAGCTAGCAGGTTTTGATGATAAAAGATATCGTATTGGTGCTTAAACATCCCGTCTATAAGCTGAAACAGCGCCCTTTGTAGGCGCTGCTCTTTGGTAAACTTTCTGCTCATTTGACAACCTTAGCGTGCGCAGCGTCATAGATACAGTCACGCAGTGTTGGGAAGTATTGCGACACCTGGCCCCCTTGTACAGAGGACCAGTAGAACCAGGGTTTGGACGCAGAAGTAACAAACGCTTTCTTGATATAGCGCTTAATGTGGGTACCATTCTTTTCAATCTGCACCCAACGAACTTGGAGGCCTGGGTTGTAGTGGACTTTGTAATCAGGTACGAAGAACTTCATGATGGTTTCCTCAATGCGCGGCAGTATTGCCGCTAAGACAAATATACTACCGCGCAAAGTATCATTCCACCTGTTTAACAGACAAAGTGAGAGCGCTGAGGTCTGTTACCATCCAGAGCATTGCTCGACATGTCTTGCTAATCGTACCCTCCTCCTGTAAAGCTTTGCGCTCGTGAGGGCTGATGACGTTCAACAAACCTTCGGCCACCAGTTCTCCCAAGATTCGTTGGAGAGCTTGCGAAGGCTTCTCCCTGGATGCCTTTTCGATTCGTTGTAGCTGCATTGTGCAACGACGAGAAACTGAGCCAAGAGAAAAGATGTTAACCTTCCTTGCAGACTCCCACATGAACTCTTGTTTCTTGTCGGACAAGTCGGTATTCAGATATTGCAGAATCCCCTTGACGATAGAGCGCTTAGTTTTGCTGTCACTAACTTCACCAATCTGTCCGCTTTCATGCTTAGTCAGAAGAGCTTTAGTCTGTGTCATAACGTAAGACTCAGCCCAAAGCAAATCTTCTAGTGAAATTACAGGGTGCAGGTGGTTGTTCATCGCGGCTATGCTCGCAGCCATGCGCTGTATCTTCTCAGCACAACGGTTGTAAATAGCACGGATGGTGTCATCGTCAATCTTGCCAGAGGCACCCATGCGTTCATCCATAAAATCACAGATTCTATTGAAAGCAGCATAGGCTTCGGAAGAAAAGGGAATTTGGTGCGGCTCGTCCTGTATCTGCGAGCAATATTGACCAATATCGCTGAGACGGTTAAGAAGCTGTGCAGGTAAGGCTAACGTCCTCTCATTCCTGTTGCGCTCGCCTCGGTACTCGTCATAAATCTCAATGTTGAGTCGCGACATGAAACCGCTAGCAGCTTGCACGTCTGACATGCTCTCCAGTAGCTGGTCCGGCGTAGTTTCACCCGCAAAACTTGGCGTGATCGCCCCAGAGTACGGGGCACTTTCGGAGGTAACCGTTGCCTCTTTACTCGAGTACAACAGATCGTCTGCGCTGGCCCCGAGCTTAGCGTCTGAAAACGCTGTCAGCCAGAACTGCGACATGTCTGAGTTATTCTTATCCATTTTATTTTTGAGAGAGTTAAGCATGTCACCGCACTCACTCATATAATAAAGACAGTTGCCTACCTCACGGGCGTGCTTCATTAAAGCAGCCCCAGAGCGTATCACCGCAGTGGTGATAAAGGTAGAGGGCATTCCGTTTCGTTCAGAAATTTGATCTCGAAGTTCCCTCAGAGCCCGCTTCATGGAGTCTTTACCGATACCCGACTTGCCAGCAAATACGTAATAAGCAGTCAAGTGGTTGCCCTCGACCGTGTAGCGCTTAGCAGTCATGGCCGTGCTAAATGCTAAAGCAGTCATAACAGACAAAGACTTGAGAGGGTAAATAGAGGTGGCGTAAACCCACTTAGCGATCTCGCCCACTATGCCATGAGGAAAGTCAAAACCTTTAGCATCGAGGTCATACTGCTTTTGCTCCAGGGCAACCTGTTGCTGAGCAAGGGCAGCAGCTTCCTTGGCCATACCTTCGTTCATAGCGGCCACGTTGCGTTTCATCTGCTCAACCATGGCATCCATTTCAGCGCTTTTGCTTTCTTCTTCTGCTTGTATGTAACCCCTCATGTTGTTGATTGTGCGCAACAGGTATTTGTTGTCGTGCATAATCTTATCTTTCTGGCCAGGCTTAGGCCCACGGTTAGCCAAGGCGGAGGTGCGGAAGATTCGCATCACCTGTTCGTTGTTGGGCGATGCTTTGCAGAGGAAGTTGATCAAAGCCCCATCTGCTTCAGAGCCTGACGGGTATCCGTAGCTGACGGACAAGTCTGCTAGCGGTAACACCATTAGGGCGGAGAAAAGGTCGCAGTTGTCCCAGTCGGCGATATCATCTAAAACTTCGTGATCGGACTTAACCTGGGGCTTGTCTGCTACTGTGGTCACGATACGAGCTTTCGCATCAAGGAAAGGCTGGAGGTACTCGAGAACACCATTGTTTGGTCTTATAGGCTCAGCTAAGCACACGGCACCAGTGCACAGTATAAAGCGCTCCTGGGAATAGCGCTCAATCGCATACGAGCTAGAACGGCGCCCTTCCCCTTCGTTTGCACGAAGCCATATATGGACCCCGTTACCGCTTGCAGAGCGCTCAGCGTAACTCCCGGCCCCGACCATAATGTGATTAAACCACTCCAGGTGCTCCTGAGGGGTATCTTCTTTGACGTCCATGTCAATTACTGTGTAGGGGTCATCGGCTGTGAGCACAAAGCCTGGCAACAACCCCTGGTTGCTTTCACAAAGCATCAAAGCCAGCTCGTAAGACATCCAGGTGGCGGGATTAGACACTGACGCTTTTTCCAATGCCATTTGGAAGCCAGGCTGGAACATAGGGATTTTAGACTTGTCCGAGACTACCCATTGGGGTATTGCTTTCAGTTCATCAGGGAAATGATATTCATCGAATTCAGTATCAAACGGAGTCATGTCGCGCACTCTTATAGGACTCGGGCCAGCAGTATAGCGCCAGCCCGAGGGGGTTATCAATTAGGTGACCACATTGGTGCTTATTTCCAGTCAATTCTCAAAGCGCAGTCAACAACTGCCACTTTTGAACATTTGAACAAAGCGACTGTCTTCGCTTGCAAATACAAACCCTTAGCCATTTGTTTTCTCCTTCAGTCGATCCAATTGCAACTTAAGGGCCTCGAAAGCTTGGTTTGCTGCCCTTACCTTTCTTAAAGTATCGCGCAAACCCTGCTCGACCACAACCAGTTCGACTGCCAGATCCGTCTGCCCTTTTTCAGAAAGGTATTTGCCGAAACCTTCCATCACGTTAATAGCGTCGCGAAGTGCTTTGTTGTCTTTGACAGTGAAACGCGAGTAATTAGAAGGGGCCCTTTGGCCCCTTGGTTTACGCTTACCACCCATCGTGTTCAAGCCCCAAGGACGTTACCATAAGCTCGAGCTGGGCAGCTTCAGGAACAGGTGTGGTCGGCTGGGAAAGCGTGGGAAGTTTCGGGCCCTCGTTCCAATCCCAAGCGTCTGTTTTCCAATTAGCCTTGAAAAACCCACCTTCGAGGTCGTATTTAATCTCAAAACCCCGCAACGAGAATGTTTGAAGGACATACATCATGTCGTTACCCTTCAATGAATTTTTCGGGCAAGAGTATGATACTTCTACCTGGCGCTTTTTATGGGCAGTCTCGAGTGCATCTGCGATTCGATAGACGAGGCTAAGTGCCAGATGGCTACAAGGAGGCCTTGGGCCGTCTTTCTCTGCTTCGTGGTTGTAGCCATGCAGAGCATAACCTTCCTGACGCAGCTTGCTAAGAAGCTGAGAAGGGTTGGGAGGAGGCACAGGCTGCACAGGCTGCACAGGGCAACCAGGTTCGTGCTTTTTGTTCATGCCTTCTGCTAAAGCCAGGTCACCATCTTCGGAACTGGTTACAGCAACTTGTGTGGAACCACCAAGCGGAACCTGGACCTGAGGCCAGGTGACGACAGTGTGGGTATAAGGGATCTCGAGACCCTCCCCGTACTCTCTGCCCAGCTTGACGAGGTGACAGGTGTAGAAGTGGTATCCCGCTTTGGAGAGCGCGTCCAAGACCTCGCCTGCGCACGGAGATAGTGTTTTGATGTTGTTCTTGTCCCAACCCCGGAAATCCGGGGCCAGCAGTTCAACAGACTGCTTCTTTTTCGAACAAGCTGAGCGGACAGCACACTCGACTAGGGTGAGCAGGCGTTGGGTTTCGCGATTGTGACTGTCGTCAGTCAAGCCTGCGGCCAGCATTCCTGCTTCTTGGGCACTAAAGATATAAGGCATAACGCCTCCTGTATTGTGGTTAACCTAAGCCCTTAAAGGGCGACTACAAGGATGGCGTGACCTTGCTTATCCCGCAGCCAGCATTCGACCAGGTTTTCGGCCAAGAGATCCTTGGCAAACTCCGCACGCTTCAAATAGTTGCCGCTCTCGTCGTAAGGGTTGCCGACTTCATCTTGTGGTGCGGTGTCAAATTCCAAAGCGAAGGAATAGCGACCCGTCTTAACCTGTTTGATCAAACTGCGCTGAATGTGGTTGCGGATAGCTTTACGATGTTCCTCTACGCTGATGGCCAAGATAGGCGAACCCACCTTTGCCATTTGCATCTCCCTCACTTCTGCACGCAACTGTGCGCGACGCTTTTCGGACTCAGCCAGGATCAAAGCTCGCAAGCCTTTCATATTGCCGAGGGGGTATTGTTCTTTCAAAGTCATAACTTTCTCCTAGTAGATGGTAGCCACATTAGGCCAGGGAATGCAAACGCTCACCGAGCAAATACATATTACTCTGGGCAGCTGGGCTGACACCAGTTGATAACTGGATTTCTTTGGCGGTGTAGCCCTCACAGCGCAAGCGATAGACTTGCTTGGCTTTAACGCGCTTCCACATGACTTTACGTTCTTCTTTAGTCACAGTACAACTCCTTTAAATTGCTCACAGGTGAAGCCCCATTTGGCTATGTGTGCAATAGTAGCGAGCGCGTGCTTATCATTGCAAGCGTATCTCCAGGCGTGCCCTGCGTGCATGTGGTTACGCTTCTGACCCTTTGCGGCGGCTATTACACTGGCATGGTCGAAACCGTGCTCTCCTGTCACGTACCCTGATCGGAAGTGTTTAACGTCAATAACGTTGCCGTCCTTATCCCGGGCAACGGCGACAACAGGCACCCGCGCTTTAGGGTCGTCCGCGATTGCGTGCACCTGGATATAGAGCACCTTGTACGTGCGGGGGACCTTGCGCACTTGGGCATAGCTCTTAGTCGCGGTATAGCGGGCGCTGCGCAAAATATCCTGGATGCGGCGCCTAGCGTCCGAGGGCTCCCAGCCGAAGTGGGCGACCAGCATATCCGTGGAAATAGCAATGCCTTGCTCCAGGCTAAGGCGGGCAGCCTGTTCAGTCTTACTTACTCCATCAATATTGCGCATTGTTACCTCAATATAATTTCGTAACGGCTCTTGGCGACTTTGAAAGCAACAGCTTCAATCTCTGCATCCGTCCAGCTAAAACCATAGTGCGCCATGTAAGGGTTTAAGTTCCACTGGCGCACTCGGCACCATGACATAATTATAGGTTCGATGAACCAAGTAACGGTGTGTAGGCCTTTGCCTGTGCGGCGAAACACGCCCGGAACTTTACCTTGCTCAACCCAACGGTCCAAAGTGCTTTCCGCAATGTCAAGAAGATAAGCGACTTCACTCTTTTCACACAACAGCAATCGGAAAGCGTCAACACACTCTTCGCCCAGCTTTGCCAAAGGGTGCGGGCAGGATTCGTAAGTGGTTGCGGCGTCAAAGAATTTAATTTCCATAACAGACCTTATTTGTTGGTATCGGCTTTAGGATCAGCAACATGGCTAGACAATATTGCTTGTTCTATCCATTTATTCATAGAGAGGTTGAACTTCATGCAAGTGTCCCTGGTTTGCTGCACTTCTGGACTTACCTGCTCAGACAGATTGTATTGTAAATAAGGCAGCTTGCCAGGCTGATGCCTAACACCTGCCGCGACCAGCTTAGGCTCCATTGCGTAATACGCAGCAAGCGCGTGGGCGAACTCTCGGACGTTTGCAAACCTGGCAGGCACTAGAAGCGTTGGTGTTGTCAGCCCGCCTATAGGCTCTACAAACTTACCCCGACGGGCCCGTTCCGCTTTGCTAGGGCTGCCGCGCTTACCAGGTATGCCCTCCCACTCAGACCAGTGATGGTGGAAAGGCGTGCAAGACTCTAAGGGGATATTGTGGTCACTGACAATGAGGTTGGGCGTCTCCTCTTGTACGACTTTAAGGTCACGAGGCAGCTTAAGCTTGGCGGGCTTAGCAACCCGGGGAGCCTTAGCGGCACCTGGAACAATGCTAGTCCCAGGTCGCCCTTTCCGGTTAGCTACGTATTCGGCGGCCCACGGCTCTGCGAACTTGCGAACATAGAACAGCGTCTTCCCTACGGTTATCGCGCCAGGAATACGCCCGTCCTTGATCAACTGATAAACGCGGGCCTGGGTCAGCCCAAGCGCGGACACAATATCGTCTGTTGACCACAATAGGTCTGACACTGCGTCTTGCAGCCAAGCGTTGAACATCTGCATTTGTTCGCCCGGCACGACAGGAGTAGACCCTTCGTATTGTAAGACTGTAACAATTTTCATAGGCTGCTCCAGCGTTGCCTTGTTTGTTTATGCGTATGTGCACAGTACACAGTGATCAGGAACATATTGCAACGTAAAGGTTAGATTTACACAAAACAATAGCAGAAAAAGGCTTATACTTTTTTAATTCAGAGACAAGGTTTGAGTAAATCGTAGTAATAGCATTTAGTATTACAATTTGTCAGTAAATAGCAGCACAATGGCATATATACACGCTCAACACGTTGCTAGCATTGGGCTAGAGCAAGGTAGAGCAAATCCAACCATTACCACTCTATATACTCATATTCCGTTTACACTTAATACATGTGAATGAGTGAATGGGAAACGTGCGATTTTCTAGAATAGGTTTGCAAGATGAAATACCATAATTTTTTGAAATATATTAAATATAAGTAATAATAATTAATAATAAGCCAGTAACTACAACACTTCTTTACTTTTCACAACTTTTAAATTAAATATAACTAGAACTTTGACACTTCTAACTGATAAGAAACGTGGTCACTAGCATACCTGACCAGGACTTATTATGACATTTATAATTTCAGATTTTGACTTTCAGATTTTCTAATTTTCAATTTGACTTTTCTATTTTCATATTATGTTGGTCTGTATGCACGTACGCGCACGTAGGAGAGTGACCAATAAAGAAGTCAAGTGACCAAGCGACGATTAAAGATATTCCAGGGCGGAGGTGGAATGATATTGTGGTCACCGGTATAATAAGCACTGTTGTTTGGGATAATCAAAAATAAGGGCCACAGCTATGCAGATCGAACAGAAGTCGGAGAACTTTATCTCTTCAGAAGGCAAGTTTTTTAAGGCAGTAGAAGAAGATTCGACAGGGGTTAAGACCTATCGCCAGCTGGAGCTCTACCTGCCAGGGGACGTAGGCACTTACCGCGAGCCGCTGGAGGTGACCAGGGCCCGCTGGTTGGAGGAGCTGGAGCGCGGGGAGCGCGTCCCCAGGTTCGGCACCGGTACCACGGGAAAGCCGCTTACAGCCCGCTACCGCATACGTGCTATGGACGGGCAGTTGGTTAGCGTCCTTGCGCTTAGCGGTGGGCTAAAAAAGGCGGCCCAGG